GTTCTTGTAGTGGTGGTAGCGGTACTGATACACCAGATGAACCCGCCGTAGTTATTACTAAAGTTGAAGTGAGATATGATACTATCATAAAACACGTACCACAATATGTACCAAAAATAGTTACGAGGGTGGTTAGAGATGTTGATACAATACTAATAACCCAAAAAATTGATACACTTACAATCCTTAAAGATTACTTTTCAACATACGTTTACAGAGATGTTATAGAAAGAGATTCTTTGACTTTAACAATATCTGATAGTATATCTCAAAATAAAATACTATCAAGAAATATACAGTATGAGTTATTATACCCAACTGTAACTCTTACACAAACTGAATTTATAAACAGACGTGAATTTTACTTCGGTATTGGAGCAGCTGGTACCCGAACTCAGTTAAACTATGTAGGTGCTCAGTTTTTATACAGAAGCAAGAAAAAACAAGCCTTTGGGCTCGGAGTAGGGCTAGATAATCAATTTAAACCCATACTATCAACTCAGTTCCTTTGGCAAATTGGAAAATAGTATATGAGTAAATCTATAAAAGAACTTATTAAAGAAGAATACTTTAAGTGTGCTTCTAACCCAATTTACTTTTTCAAAAAGTATTGTTACATCCAACATCCGAAGCGAGGTAAAATCTTATTTGATTTATTTCCGTTTCAAGAAGATGTGATGGATGAGTTCGATGCACATCAGTTTAATGTAATCCTTAAATCACGTCAGTTAGGTATCTCAACATTATCAGCAGGGTATTCACTTTGGATGATGTTATTTCACGATGATAAGAATGTATTAGTAATTGCAACTAAACAAGAGGTAGCAAAGAACTTAGTAACTAAAGTTCGATATATGCACGAAAGTCTTCCATCTTGGTTAAAGGGTGAAACTATTGAAGATAATAAGTTATCATTAAGATTAGGAAATGGTTCTCAGATTAAAGCAACATCCGCTAGTGGTGATGCAGGTCGTTCGGAAGCATTATCAATGCTGATTATAGATGAAGCTGCATTTATTAAAAGTGTAGATGAGATTTGGGCATCCGCTCAATCAACTCTTTCGACTGGTGGTAAGGCAATTGTATTATCAACTCCCAACGGTGTTGGTAACTTCTTCCATAAGACTTGGATGAAAGGTGAGCAAGGTGATAGTTGGAATCCAATTAAATTACATTGGACTGTACATCCTGAGCGTGATGAACCTTGGAGAGAGAAGCAAACACAGTTATTAGGTGAGAAGATGGCAGCACAGGAATGTGATTGTGATTTTATATCATCTGGTTATACAGTGGTTGATGGTGAACTCCTACAGTGGTACGAAGAAACATATGTGCAAGACCCAATTGAAAAGAGAGGGTTTGATGGAAACTATTGGTTGTGGCAACAGCCAAACTATAGTAGGGATTATGTAGTAGTAGCCGATGTCGCCAGAGGTGATGGAAAGGATTATTCAGCATTCCATGTTATAGATGTTGAATCGGTAGAACAGGTAGCTGAGTATAGAGGTAAGATAGATACCAAAGATTATGGTAATATGTTAGTTAACGTAGCTACTGAATGGAATGATGCTCTATTAGTAATTGAAAACGCAAATATTGGTTGGGCTGTAATTCAAGAAGCAATTGATAGAAACTACATAAACTTATATTACTCTTATAGAGATTTGGGTTATGTTGATAATGATATACACCTCAATAAAGGGTTTGATTTAAAAGATAAATCTCAGATGGTACCTGGTTTCTCAATGACAAGTAGAACTAGACCGTTGGTTATATCTAAATTAGATACTTATATGAGAGAACGAACTCCTATTATTAGGTCTAAGCGATTGGTAGATGAATTATTTGTATTCATTTGGAATGGTAGTAGAGCAGAGGCTCAGCAAGGTTATAATGATGATTTAACTATATCATTCTCAACTGCGCTATGGGTTAGGGATACCGCATTAAAATTAAGACAGCAGGGGATTGAATTAAATAGAAAAGCACTTTCATTAACTTCAAAAACCTCTGGAGTTTTCAAAACTGGCACTAAAACAGCACGAAGCGCTTGGAGCCAGAATACCGGTCGAGGTGAAGAAGATATAACTTGGCTATTATAAATTAGGTTATTAAAAATATTTTTCGTATATTTATAGAAATAACGAGTAAAGAAACAGTAGATTATGGCAGATAATTCATTATATAGTAGGCTAAAGAAATTATTTTCAACGCAAGTTGTAGTAAGACGTGTCGGAAAAGACAAGTTAAAGGTAGTCGATTCATCCAAACTTCAGAGTAGTGGTAATAAAAGTGGTTCATCTCAGTACGATAGATATGGTAGACTACATGGTTCTAACTCAAGAAAGAATTGGCAAACATATAACGAACGGTTTAATTACCATTCAAATAAATTAGAATTATATACTGATTATGAATCAATGGATAAGGATTCTATTATTTCATCTATATTAGATATATACTCAGATGAAGCAACTCTTAAAAATGATATGGGTGATGTAATCCGTATCAAATCTAACGATGAGAAGTTAAAGAAAACACTACACAATTTATTTTACGATGTATTGAATATTGAATTCAACCTTTGGTCTTGGGTTAGGGGTATGAACAAATATGGTGATTATTATCTTTACTTAGATATCGATGATGAGTTAGGTGTTGTAAACGCACAACCCATATCTGTATATGAAACTCGTAGAGAAGAGGGGTATGATTTAGATAACCCATACTCAGTACGATTTGAAGTAGAGCAACAGAACACAAACGCAATATCACAACGTAATGATACTAAGTTCTTAGAATCATTTCAAGTAGCTCACTTCAGATTACTTACAGATACAAACTTCCTTCCTTATGGTCGTTCCTTATTAGAAGGAGCTAGAAAGACTTGGAAACAATTAACTCTTATGGAAGATGCTATGATGATTCATAGAATTATGAGAGCTCCTGAAAAAAGAATCTTTAAAATTGATATTGGAAACATTCCACCTGCAGAAGTAGATACATATATGGCATCAATCATCGACCAGATGAAAAAAGTACCATATGTAGATGAGCAGACTGGTGAGTACAACTTAAAATTCAATATGCAGAATATGCTAGAGGATTATTACTTACCTGTAAGAGGTGGGCAAAGTGGTACTGAGATTGATTCCCTTAGTGGAATGGAGTTTGGTGGCATCGATGATATTGAATACCTAAAGAATCGAATGATGGCGGCTCTTAAAGTTCCAAAGGCATTTATTGGGTATGAAGAAGGTGTAGATGGTAAAGCTACATTAGCACAACAAGATATTAGATTTGCACGTTCGGTAGAGAGAATCCAAAAGATTGTACTTTCAGAATTAACTAAGATTGCAATTGTACATTTATATGCACAGGGATATGAGGATGCTGAATTAGTAAACTTTGAATTAGAGTTAACTACACCATCTATTATATATGAGCAAGAAAAGGCAAACCTTTGGTCTGAAAAAGTATCATTGGTTTCTGATATGAAAGACCTTAAAATGGTATCACAAGAATGGATGTATAAAAACATTTTCAATATGAGTGATGATGAATGGAAGAAAGAGCAGATGGGTGTTATTAATGACCTTAAATTAGGATTCAGACAAGAGCAAATTGAAAGTGAGGGTAATGACCCATCTAAAACAGGTGAATCATTTGGAACACCACATGATTTAGCATCACTATCTCAACAAGGTGGTGAAGAACAACCTCAGATGGAATCGGAAACTCCTGAAGGTGGGTATGATGGAGCAGGTAGACCAAAAGAAAGTGGTAACTATGGAACTGATGAGAACCCATTCGGTAGAGACCCGTTAGGAAACAAGTCAATTGATGTTTCTGCTTCTAAAAGTTATAACGCAAATGAAGTAGTTAACAAAAAAGACACATCTGCTATGTTATCAAAGATGGGTCGTGTAAAAACTAAGGAAATATTAAAAGAATCGCTTAAAATAGATAGTGATATAAAAGAATCTGCGTTATTAGATGAAAAAAACATAATGGATTCTGATATTTAGGATATTTATAACTAACACAATGGGTGATTCTACCAATAATAGAAGGTACTGATGAGAAAAATGAAACATAGTAAGTATAAAAACACAGGTATTCTATTTGAATTACTTGTAAGGCAGATAGCGACTGATACTTTAAATAATAAAGATTCCCGTGCAACGTCTATAATAAAAACACATTTCAGTAAGAATACCGATTTGGCAAAAGAGCTTAGATTATATCAATCAGCTCTTAAAGAAAGCTTCACCACTGAGTATAAAGCTAGTGAGTTTTTAAATATTATACTTACGGAACGTAGCAAGCTTACTGAACTTAACCTGAATAAGCAAAAATATAATCTAATTAAGGATATTAAGAGGAATTTTGTTTTAGAAGACTTCTTTAAGTATAGAGTTAGTAACTATAAAGAAAACGCTTCCATATTTAAGTTATTTGAATACAACAATGCGGATAGCCCAAAGGAGTATGTTGAATGTAAATCAACTTTGATGGAACATTTAACAGGTGTATCGGTATCAACTGATAAAATTACAAATACTATTAACGAAGAGTACTCTAAACAACCGAAAGAAGTTAGGCTACTAGCATGGAAGATGTTAATTGAGAATTTTAACAACAAATACACCCATTTATCCGATAAGCAACGTACTATATTGAAGGAATACATCAACTCTGTTGATAATTCTGAAAAATTAAAGAAATTCGTTCTTAGAGAGTGTAATTTACTCACAAAAAATATTAAATCTGTAAAAATCACAGATAAAGTTACAAATATTAAGATAAATGAGGTAATTAGGTTGGTTACAAAGTTAAAATCAGCAAAAACTATCACAGAATCTCAAATATTATCATTATTACGATATAATGAGTTATTGGATGAATTAAAAAAGGCATTTTAATGAAAAGTTTTTTAAAAGAGATAGAAAATAAGTTTGATGAGATAGAAGAGGCTAATGTTACCGCTAATATGGATGGTGGCGCTGGTCCTGTTAAAACTCCAAACGCTTTTGCTAAAGATGATGATGAAGATAACTTAGATACAGACCATATAGAAGTATTAGGTTATAAAAAATCTAAAGAATCTAAAAAGAACATTGCAAAGCTTGAATCATTAGAAAGAAAGCTTGAAAATAAAATAAACGAAATATCTTATAAAGAATATAAGAACGATGATAGCAGAAAAGATTACCAAAAGGTAAATGACTCTATTAAAAAAATAAATCGTATGATGTTCGAAATGGAGCGTATGGTTAACCAGAATTCAAAATTAAAAACGGAATCTGGTGTACACAATGGTCAGTATTGGAAATCAACTAGAACACGGTTCAGTAAAATCTCCGAACGTATGCTTAAAGTAGCACACAAATTAAAAGAGCTAAGTTCATGATTTCAAAAAAGAAAAATATCATAACAGAGGCATTATCTAATAAGGACTTAGAAGATATCAGATTACTTATCAGATATGAAGTCGCACAGATTATGTTTGATTTATATAAAAAACGAAAAGTTTGGGATAAATAATGAATAAATTATTAATAGATATTATACCGTTTAGTATAACGCCTAAGCAAATCAATGAATCCATTTCAACTAATAATGGTAGGTTGATTGTAGAAGGTGTATTACAACGAGCTGAATCCGAAAACCAAAATGGTAGAATATACCCATCAGGTATTCTCAAACGAGAAGTGGATAAGTACAAAGGTAGAGAGATTAAAGAAAATAGAGCATATGGTGAGTTAGACCATCCTGAATCTTCAGTGGTTGAATTAAAAAACACATCACATATCATCAGAGAAATTTGGTGGGAAGGTAATGATGTAATTGGAAAAGTTGAAGTACTCAAAACACCATCAGGAAACATTCTTAAAGAACTATTAGAAGCTGGCTGTACTGTTGGTATCTCTTCGAGAGGTATGGGTTCTGTAAAGGAATCTACCAACGGTGGAACTGTAGTAGTAGAAGATGATTTTGATTTGATATGTTGGGACTTCGTTTCCAACCCATCTACACATGGTGCATTTTTAAGACCAGTCAACGAATCTGTTAATAGAACTAATAAACCAAACTATAATAAAATTAATACATTAGTAAGAGATATCATCTGTGAAATAGATGGTGTTTGTACTATATAAGGAAATACTATGAAACTAAAAGATATACTAAAAGAATCAATTGAAGCTGGACGAGTTTATTCAAACCCATTTGCAACCGCATTTGTAAAAGAAAACGAAGAAAGTAATTCATCTGAGTTTACATCAGAGCAACGTACTGTATTCCTAAAAGCAGTTAATGAATATAAGAAGTTCGGAGAGGCTGTTTACAGAAAGGAAGGCTTAGACGATGTTTATGAATCAATAAAGAATTTAGTTGAAGTTGCTGGTAGTGTAACTATTAAAGAAACCGGCGATTGGTTCGATGGTGTAACTGTTGGTAGACATATGAAGAGAATGAACGAATCATTTAAAGTATTTGAAAAGACTATTAAAGAGGTTGGTACATTACAACAACGACTAGAATCATCTTACGATGAAATTGGTGAAGTTCTTGGGAAATATTATGAAATTAATAATACTGATGACGAGTTGGAAGAAGGTAATGAGTTTGGTGCATCTAGAGCAAAAGCAATTGCAAACGGTGATAGTGAATTTGAAGTTGATGGAAAAAAATACCCTGTAAAATCGGTTGATAAGGATGATAAAGAAAATGCAGAGGAATTTGTAGATGAATCATTAGTTACTGAAGGTAGAGTACCAGCAAAGAAACTACTACAGATGGTAGTTAAAGGTAATACTAAAGAAGTAGAGGGAATTAAGCTATCAAAAGAAATGGCACAGTCATTCTTAGATTGGATGGAACAGTCGCCATTTGGTAAGAAGTATTCACAATTACCATTTCATATGTTACTAAAAGCATCATTCAATTGGGGATTAAATAGACACGCTGATAAAAAATCTAAAGAATATAAAGATTTAGAAATGGCATCTAAAAGAGTGAAGAGTGAATCAGTAGTAGACGAATCACAACTAAACGAAAACAAATACACTATAATCGACCCAAAGGGTAATCCTGCT